GCGTAGCCACAAGCTCCTGACGTACATCAGCGTTCTTCCCAGTCCCCTTGATACCCACGATGGCATACCAGCCTTCCGCTGGCTGCACGAGGTCTAGGAGGTCTGGTTGGTTCATTGCATCACTCACCGATGCGGGTCTAGCCCGCTATTTATTTGTTATTTGGGTAGCCTCAGCCGAGAGAGATCAAGTAATCCTTGATCGCGTCTTCCACAGTCCCTCGGGGCACGCTGGCCCCGACGAACCAAGAGTACACAGTCTGACGGGTGACTCCAAGAACTTGAGCCACTGTAACCACCGGGATGTCCCGGGCGAGACAAGCTCGCCCGAGTTGCACCCCTAGTAGATCGCCGTCAGCCTCATTGATGGCTTCGGCTACACGGATGCTGTAGCCGCGCATGTTCAGGCCACCTCGTCTTCGTCATCGTCGAGGAAATCCTTGAGGGCGTTGGCCAGTTCCGGCTTCACCTCAACCGACGTCTTCGACTTGGTAGCACGCTTGACCGGCTCGGCCTTGACCGGAACCTCGTCCTCGTCATCATCCCCAAACGGATTGACAGCAGCCTTAACGGGCTTGGCTTCGATAACCGCTGCTACCGCAGCAGGCTTAGCCGATGCGCCATCAGTTTCAGCAACGGTAAGCTGGATGTACCGCTGGGTTTCCGGATTGTCCTGCGCGGCGTCCACCAAGTCGGCTTCCGTCTCAGTGAGGTGACGTACCGCCTTGAACTTCAGCTTCATGGTATCGGCATCGAGATCGTACATGGCACGGGTCACAACGGTATCGAGACCTTCGCCGTTGGCGCGCAGGAAGTTCTTGTAGCTCTCGAACGGGTGGACGTTACCCACGCCCTTACCGAACAGCGAGGTCGCAGCGAAGCTCATCTGGTAAACTTCACCGCTAGGGTCACCAGCCACGAGGACAGCGACACGGCGCTGGAAGCGGCAAGCCTTGCCCTTCCCGTTGGTGCCCGAACCATCGACGTTCTTAGCACACGCAGCGCAGGAGGAAGCCTGTGCATTGGGGGCCTTAGGGTCAGGCTTGTCGCCCAGTGCCGACCAGCAGTCAGGCAGCGTTGCCTTTGCGTCAGGGTCATACGCAGAAGCGTAGAACTGGCGCGAGACGTCCTTCAACCAGTCGATGATGATAACGTCGAGTTCGTGCGGAACAGCCTTACCGATCTGCTCACCACCCACGACACGCTTAAAGGTGCCGTTGGTATTGGTAGCGATGCGGCGCAGGCTCGTACCTGCACCCATCTTATCGGCGTGACGCGACTGGCGACGGATCGTCGGCAGATTGGAGGGCTCTTCGAAAATAGTGATGTTGCTCATTGGTCTTCTCACTTCTCAGTTGGTTTGCGGACTTGGATTACGTACTTGTTATCGACCTGAAGGCCGATAGGGAGGGTGTCCGGGTTGTCCTCCAGAAACTGCTTCATGTTCCCATTATGGAGACGCTTCTCCAACAGGAACGGGGCGTCATGCTCCCCGATGAACTTGTACATCTCTTCCCAGTCGGTTGACCAGTAGCGGGTCTGTACGCGCCGCGACACGGTGCCAGCCGGGGTCCTGATGCTATCGAGGTTCTGCTCATTGCAGAAGTTAAGAAGCTCGGTGGAGACAAGCTCCAGCTTCTCCTTGAGGGCGGCTACCCGCGCCTCGTAGGCTTCTTCCTCGTCGCTGATTGCCTTGCGCAGTTTGCGATAGACAGCAACGAGGTCGTTGATAGGTACGGTATCTGACATTGTTTGCTCCTTCTTGTGGCCCTAGCCACACCCCTACATATTCCTTACATTATACATTGTCAAGTTCCTGTCGATAGAGGTCGATGATTTTCTCGTGGTTCTCGATGTTGCTTTGCAGCATACGGTAAAGGCGCTCCTCGACCTCGCTGCCACACACATGCACGATGGTCATGGCGTTCTTCTGGCCCGGTCGATTGATACGGGCATTGGCTTGGAGATAAGTCTCCACGCTCGTCACTGGTGCGTACCAGATGATTGTGTCTGCTGCCGTAAGGGTAAGCCCATGCGAGGCCGCCTGCGGTTGGATGATAAGCACGTGGGGGTTCTTCTCGGTCTGGAACCGTGTGACGATCTCGGTGCGCCGATTGACCGGCACCTTACCATTGATGACGTCACAGGAGATGCTTTCCTTCTCCAGCTTGGCGCGCAGAAGCTCGATGGTATGGGTGAAGGGGACAAACACCAGCACCTTGTTGCTGGCTTCCTCGATCACCTCTAGCACTACGTTGATGCGGTTCGAGACGTCGAACTCCAACACCTGACCAGTATCCGTGTAGACCGCGCCCCCGCTGATCTGGAGGAGCTTGTTAATCCGGGTCGCTGCGTTGATTGCGCTGACTTCTTCGCCCGCTGCCTCGAACAGCATCTGGCTCTTGAGTTGGGCGTAGAACTTCTTCTGCTGCGGCGTGAGCGGTGCCTCTCGCTCAGTATGGATAACTTCGGGTAGGTCGAGGCAGTCCTTCCTCTCGAACCGGATGGCTGGCTGAAGGATACTATGCACCACATCCTGTGCCTTGGGCTTGGGAACCCACTTGAACTGAGTGACCTTCATCATGACCTGATCCCGGTAGGAACCATAGTACTTGGGGCAGTTGGGCGACCCGGCGAGCTTGGCGAGGCCATAAGCGTCGAGAGGGCTTTGCGCTGCTGGCGTACCAGTAAGCATCCATAGCCGAGGGTTTGTCTCTTTCACGATCTGGTTGAGAATTTTCCAGCGGTTGGTCTGCGCGTTCTTATAGGCGTTAGCCTCGTCGATCACGATCAGGTCGAAGCCACCATTGATGATCTGCTCCTTGACGATAGCTAGCCCATCGAAGTTGATGATGACGAACTCAGCCCCGGCGTCGATGATCTTCTCCCGCTGCTTGGCGGTGCCATGCGCCACGCTACAGCTACGGTGCATAGCGAACTTGAACAGGTCCTGCTGCCATGCGGACTTCATGATTGACAGCGGGCAGAGGACAAGGACGCGCTTAACCAGTCCGTGCTTAATGAGGTAGTCGGCAGCCCAGATAACGCTGGCGGTCTTACCTGTACCCTGCTCGTTGAAACAAAACGCCCTGCGCCGGATTGAAAGAAAAGAAGCCGTGGTCTTCTGGTGCTCGAACGGGGTGAGCCTACCTGTCCATGCGTAGGACTTGAGCATCGGGGATGGCGTAGTCTCGAAGCCCAGCCCGGCAAGGATTTCGCTCTCCGTGTGTCCCCATCTGACAAGAACGCCCTGATCGGTGTCAGTGCTCTTGTGGATGTTGTCCGTGATGAGACAGGGGTCTTCTGCGTTGATGAGCAACGCTTTGTCTTCGACAATTTTCACCAGTTTGCTCCTAGGTGTTTATTTCTTACGCTCGCGCTTGCTTGTCTCGCTTACGAGGTTGCCGTTGCTGTCCCGCTTGAACGAGCGGTTGGCGCTCTTGCTCTGGACACGGAGACCATCCTTGTTGCTGCCGCCTTTATCAAATGCCTTTACGTGCGCGACGTCTTTGCCGTCGCCCTTCTTGACCTTACCCTCACGCATCAGCTTGCGCCGTGCTGCGTTGCGCGCCACACGGTTCTTCACCTGCTCGGGCTGCGCTTCGTATTTGGCTTCCTTCTTATAGTCGCGGGCCATCACTTCCTCCGTGGTTTCCAGTGTTCGCAAGCGGTGACGGGACACCACCCACACAGCGGGCTAGTTTGAGCGTTCCATATACCATTTTCCATGGCCGCTTCCAACCGATCCAACTGGTCATCGAACACCGACAGGTAGGTATTGAGGTGCTCCCGCTTGTGCGTTTTCTTGGGGAACTCGTGGCTTACCACATAGGCCAACCCCGACTTGATAACTTTCAGGTCTGGGTACTTTACGAATAGCGCACCAGCCATAAGGTCAAGCTGCTTCATGTCCGCATACTTGGCGTTCTTGCCGGTCTTGTAGTCGATCATCCATGCCCGGTCGCCGTCGAGGATCAGAAGGTCTACGATGCCGCGATACCAGACGCCCCGGTGGAAGAAGTCACAAGCCTCGAAGCCATCCTCGGTCTGCTTCAGGCCCAGCTTCATCTCGGTCAGCTTCTCGCCCGGCTGCGCTGCCAACATCTCCACGATAGGGCGCATGTAAGCGAACTTCTCAGGGATGGGGGTGCCATCCTTGACGAACAACTCCGCTGCCTCATGCACCTCGGTCCCGTAGACAGCCGCCTCACCCGGATCGTCCTTGATGTCCTTGGCCACCTTGAGATGGAAGTACTTCTTCGGACACTGGTCGAAGGTCTTTATCGCGGAGTAGGACCACGCAACCACGTTATTCTCCTAGGGCTTCCGTCTAGTGGGGTGGGGACTGTACTAGACAATGCCCACCCGCACCAGCCTTATCGCACTTTTCCTTCGAGCCGGTCTACTACTAGCGTAGCATACCCAGCAATATCGACCCACGAGTCGGCGTAATTCGGATCGCCGTTCAGGATGCGCCCCAGCTTGTGGAAAATCATGTCGAGGGCTTCCGCCTGATCGGCATCGAAGTGCTTGCCCTGCTCGGCAGCGAACTGATGCGCCGCTGCCTTGAGGCGCTGGCTAATCCGCGCATGGTCGAGGAAGTTCCCATAGCGGGAACCGCGTTCGGTCAGGATGGCATCCACCCCGGTCTCCTTCGGTGCTTCCATAGCTTCGGTTAACTTCAGCGGCTCTTCGACCGCACGGAGCATCTTCTTCCTAATTGCGTAGACGTAGTTGGGGTGGCACCCGACGATCTTGCCGATCTCGGTGTTGGTCTTGGCACTCCGGTTGATGAGGTCCATCACCTGTGCGGCCTTTTCGCCGTAAGCGAGTTTCTTAGTCTTCTTCATATTGATGCTCCTTCTTATTTTAGGTTCCCACCGCTCTTCAGGATGTCCCCGCCGAACATATAAGTGCCGACATGGTTGAGCCTGATGAACGGATGAGCGTGGATTTTGCCACCGTGCTTCCGGAATAGTTCGCAGAAGTGGTAATCTTCCGACAGCAGCGCGCCGCTTTCGTCGATACTGGTAGCAAAGAACTCGTAGGTCAGCGGCTTGACATATTCGTTAGTCGCTGGGTCTTTGAACGATGACACACGGTAGGTCGGCACATGTGGCTTGAGGAAGTCAAACACCCCCCGCTTAATAAGCATGAAGCCGGTGCCGCCGTGGCGCACCTCGATACACCCTGTATCGTCGGTTGCGGCGTTTTGCCCACCAACCATATTGAACACGAACGCGCCCGCATAGTCTTCCAAGTCGGTCACACCCGTGGTCGCTGCGCGACCTACACTCTCCCAGTTCACTTCCTTCTTGGGATAGATACCGCAAGCAATGTCCTTGTCGGTTAGCAGGAGGTGGGCAATAGCCTCCCCATCGAAGCTAATATCGGCGTCGATGAACATGAGGTAGTCGTGGTTGCTCTCTAGAAACACGCGTACCAGTTCGTTACGGGCACGGGTGATGAGGCTTTCATTGGTGATCTGGCACCATGCTACATTGACACCGATCTCACGCATTTTCTGCATGGTCATCAGTAACCCCTGCACATAGTGCCCAGTGCACATACCGCCGTACATGGGAGTAGCGATCATCAACGACGGGCGCTTCTCTTCTGCTACAGGCTTCACTTTGATTTCGCCGTCGTCCATTATTTACCCCCTTTGAAACGACCACGAGAGTCGCGGTCAGTCAGCCTATGAAGCTCGCGGTTGAGCCGTTCGTTCTCGCGCTTGATCCCGGCATCACGTGTAAGGGCAACAGCCGTATGGCCGAAGAAACCAACCATGATACCGAGACAGAAAAACACAACGTAATCCATCATCATTCTCCCTTCTTGCGTACAGCCAGTTGATAGCCAACATGGACGATCTCCGCCTCCTCTGCGAAGATATTGCAGAAGGCGTCGATGGCAGGTTTGGGGCGGTGAAGGATGTCACGCGGGTTGCCCCACATGTAGTCGTCAAACACCATGATCCCCTTGGGCTTGAGCAACGGCCAAGCCATACAGGCGTCGGTCAGGACGTCCTTGGCGATGTGGCTCCCGTCGATGTAGATGAAGTCAACGGTCGGGTGGTCCTTCGGGTCTTCCACCAGCCAATGTGCGAGGTGCTGGGTCGAGGGGCCTTTGTACTTGCTCACGTGGCGCTCGGGCAGTTCACCCATAAGCTGCCGCACGTTGTAGTCGAACCGCTCTTCAACAGCCGACATATCCTCAGCACTGTGCTCTTCGCCACCCTGCCATGTGTCGATGCAGTACACCCAGCCGCCGTCTTCCATCATGTGTTCCATGATCCAGACAGTGCTGCGGCCTTCAAAGGAACCGATTTCAAGGAAAGCCTTACGCTCCGGCAACAACGGGATAAGCTGCTCCCACACGGCGGGTGCCCAGTTGAACCAGTCTTTGGTGAATTGATACTCGCTCATGTGTTGCTCTCCATCACAGCGCTGTAGTCGAAGCTCTCAACGCAATCCTTGATTGTTATCAGTTCCTCGCTGAAGCCTTCGACCTCGGCGTTGTAGGTGTAGACCTTCTTCGGTACCTGTAGGCGGTTCTGAGCGAACAGGATGCCTTTCTTGGTTGCCCGCCATAGGCCAGAGTGCTTCTGCGCTTCGTCCTCGGTATCAAGACGATGGATAAGCCCCCACCAGCGTAACGCTGGCAGTTGGTTCGACCGGATTAGCCAGCGTGGGCCATCCTTCGGCACATCAATCCAATCGTCGTTGCCAATGCTATGATGCGCCAGCCACACTAGGGACCGCGCCATAGTCTTGTTGAGGGTGCGTGGGTAAATCTTGCCCCACCTATCGCAGCATGGGCAGTACCCGCCTTCGTCACCGATGATCCCGCGCCAGATGGTACGCAGTTCGGCCAGAAATTTGCTCCTCTCACTCATAGCCCCAGCTTCCCTTTGATCTGCTTGAGTAGCCCTTCGCTTAGCGACTCACTGCCTAGGCGTAGCTCGTTGGTTAGGGCTGTAGTCATGTTGTCCATGTACGGATTGCTGTTACCCATACCCAGCGTACCGTAGGCTTGCTGGACATGCGTTTGCATCGCCGTCATCGCTTTTGCCTCTGCGAGCCTGTCCGCTTCGGCCTTACGTCTGCGCTCATCACCATTGAGAAGCTCGTCCAGCACCTCTTCGTGGATACGCTGGAAGATTAGCTCCTTGGCTTTGCCATAGATCAGCGCCTTCTCAGCCTCGTTCATGTACCAGCCCAACTGCGCAATCCAAGTCTCCCACCGGCCAGTAATAGCCAGCGAACCAGTCGGGTTATACCTAAACTCCTCCGGGTGGCTGTCCATGCGCGCCACCAGAAGCTCGACGACTGGGTGAATTTCATCCGCCATAACTCACTCCCATCTTGCTCTCACAGTTCAGCGGCAGCAGCACCGACCACTTGGGGCGGATGCGCATACAGGCTTCTACGTACTCCCGCGCCTCTTCAGCTTCTTGCATAGGAGCAATAGCCCCTACGGCGTCGTGCACGGTCATCACCACGCGCAGGCGGCGTGCGACCATCAGCATCTGTTCACCGATCACGATGCGGGCCAGCGCTTGGCAGATATTCTCCACGCACTTGCCCCCGTAGATGCGGGTCGGGATGATCGAGCGCCCCTTCTTCTGGTCGTAGACCATCTCGGTCTTGCCATTGTCTCCGATCACGTACCGCAGGTTCGGGTATTGCAGCCGCAGCCCATTGGGGAGACGGATACCCTCCTCTCCTCTGATTTCCAGCACGCCCCTACGCCCCAGCGGGGCTGTCTGGTTGTTAGCCATTGCGTCTAGCGCGTCACCCGCAGCCCGCCACAGCAGCGGGATCATGGGGTAAGTCTCACGGTAGATGTATATAATACGCTTGCACTCTTCGAGGTCCATCTTGACGCCAAAGGTCAGCAACTG